TATCAATTATTTACGCTATTATACGGCCTGAGGATGGAATCTAATTACAGATAAAATTTCAACTAAAAGAGCACTAATTTGGAACTCAGAAGACCGGTATGGGCCGGCAATAAAAGACGAGCACACATTGTACACATATTTTTACAATTCTCAACTTTTTTGCAGCAATTTTTCTCATTTTCCATGAATTTTGGATATTTTTGGTAATATATATATTATATATAGAGAAATAGAGAATATAGAGAATAAATAGTATATATACAGAGTATAGAGTAGCAGCAGAGAGTATATATTATATATATAATACAGAAATATGAAAAAAACAAATGATTTGTTTATTATATTAAGAAATAGTTATATTGCAACGTGCCAACACACAAAACTAAGCTTATTTCAGTTGCTAGGAAATACTGTGCTAACTGGGATCGCGGCAACTGTCTTGGTATAATGTTTTCTAGGAGAGATGGTGCTCTTGAATTTAAAATATCTAAAGAATTTGCAAATAAACCATGCTGTGTCAAGAAAGGCTGCAGCTATTTTGATAATATAGTAATACCGGGAGTAAATAATGGATATTAAAACATTTGATGAAAACGCTTTTTGTGTAGATGCGGAGGGATTCTTTCATCTCTGGTGCTGTGACTGCAGTTTAAGGCACCTGATACTCATAGAAGCAGTTGGCAATGGAGCAGATGTGTTTAAAAATAATGGCGGCAAGGTTGCTATTGGGTTTGTAAGAGATAATGTTTCTACTAAAATGGCTAGAAAGGAAGATAAAATAGTAATATATAAGAGGAAAAATGCTAAAAAAGAAAAATAAGTACGGCAGAGCAGTAATAATACCTGATATCCACTTTCCGTTGCAGGACGATGCTGCAGTGGAATGTGTGATAAAAGCTATTTCTATTGTAAAACCGCAGATATTTGTGTGTCTCGGAGATATTGGGGAGTGGAAGAGCGTTTCTCCTTTCAAATACAAGAGACGAAAACGGCCTCCTCTGGAGTATGTGATCGAAGATCTGGAAAATGACCAAAAACATGTTAATGCTGGTCTTGACCTCTTCGATAAAGCATTAAAAAAGGTGAAATGTGTAAAAAAGTATATGATTGAGGGAAATCATGATAATTGGCTCAATTACTTTGTAGATGAATTTCCATACCTAAAACGGTATAAATTTAAGAATGCGGTCAATCTGGAGGAAAGAGGATATGCATATTACCCATATGGCAAGCTTTTACGCATTGGGAAAGCATATTTCTATCATGGTGGTCATTATACAACAATGTACCATACCAAGCAACATGCTGAAAAACTTGGTAAAAATATAATTTATGGGCATACACATGATGTTCAGCGGCATGGTGTTACTCATGTAGATGGAGCTCATCATGCTTGGTCTATGGGCTGTCTCAAGGATATGTCCCGTGAGGCCAATATGTGGCTTAAAGGCAGGCAGACAAACTGGTTTCATGCCTTTGGAGTCATAGATTTCTTCCCAAATGGTCATTTCAGGCTGGATGTAGTGGATATTACCAATGGCAAAACATTTTTATGGGGTAAAGAGATAGATGGAAATAAGTAACTAACGTCCGGAGGGATGTGGTAAGGCGAATGAAATAAATAGGTCGGGAGTGGCGTGGTTACTAAAAAGATAGGCGAAAGCATAGAGAAGCTGTACAGCAGTGAGAAAGAGTTCCTTGATGATGGAAATACAGGTTATTACAATAACTGGCGTGAAACTCCTGAAGGGAAATATGCTAAAACAGACGATGATCAGATATGCCGCATACTAAAAAGGGGAAAGTTTAGCAATGGGCAGTCGTATATACGCACTATTCTTGGCAGCTACAGGGTATCAGACAAGGTTCTGATAGGAGGGAAGCCGCCAAGGAACATATATTCCTTTGCAAAGCATAAGTTCTGCAATGAACAGCGTATGGGCAGGGAAGAGCCGAACCCTAATGAGATAGTGTTTGCCAAGTATGTTGCCCATGGAATGAAGCCGGAAGATGCTTATATGCGTGTATTCCCTACAAATAACAGGGAATATGCAAAAACAGTATCTAACGCATTATTTAAAACAGAGAGGATTAGAACATTGATTAGTGAAGAAGCAAGAGAAATGCTGGAAAAAGCAGGTATTGATGAAGATTATCTGCTGCACAACGCAAAATACATTATTGATAATCAAGATGGCAGAGATTCAGATAAACTGCGTGCTATAGAGATGCTCATGAAAATAGCGGGAATGTTTCCTAATGACAGAAAAACAGAGTCATTAACCGTATTTCAGGGTTTTACTCAGGATCAGCTCAAGCAACTAGAAGGATCTGATCTCAAAATGCTTGCTCATGCAGAAAAAGATCTCACGTAGCGATATCAGTCTGGATATGATGCCTGTTATATCAACATCTTTGCATAAATGCAGAATATGTGATAAGAAACTAAAAATGTCCGATAAGATGGTTGCTTTTGATGTTGTACACATTCCTATAGGTTATGCCTGCAGATACTGCAAAACTGTGTATGGCGAGAACGATGTGCTGATTGATATTGGCGATCTTGAAGGAAGCGGTGTATATGGAGAAGGATAAAACATTCAATATAGTACCATCGCCATCTGAATCCAGAGCGAATGATGAAGTTCTCCAGAAATCGTATAGTGACCTGATCTATTTCGGCAGGGCCTTTTTGCCCAACGATTTCCTGAAAAAGAGTGAATCTCCATCATTTCACTACAATATAGCAAAAAAGCTCATTTCTACCAAACCGGGAGCCAGAATCTGTAATATCATCCCCCGTGGTTTTGGTAAGTCAATTATGGCAAAAGCTGCCATTTTGCATAAGATGTGCTTTTATCCGAAAGGAGACCGGCAGTTTATTGCTTGGATCGCAGAGGAGCAGGGTCAGGCTATTGACCATCTTAAGTATATCAAGAGTCATATGGAGTATAACGAGAAACTGCGTTATTATTTTGGCCCCATGGCCGGAGACCATGCAGGGCAACGCTGGACTGAGAAAGATATTGTTACTGCAAAAGGAGACCGTGTTATTGCAAAAGGTACATCACAGCGTTTGCGTGGGCGTGCTGAAATAGATATGCGGTATACCGGGATCATACTGGATGACTTTGAATCTGAATTAAACACGAAAACGCCCGAAAGACGCGATGAAATCAAAAAGTGGATCGTATCTACGGTTTATCCATCTTTGGAAGAATCTAAGGGCCGTGAAGGCTGGATATGGCTATTGGGTACTATTGTTCACTATGATAGTTTCCTGCAAATGGTGGTTGATGGTGCAAAACAGGCCAAAGAGGAAGAACGCAAGTACGTATGGGATCTGACATTCCATAAGGCTATTGAAGATGATAAGCCGTTGTGGCCCGATCAATTTCCGCTTGAGAAACTGCGTGCCAAGAAGCAGGAGTTTATTGAAGCAGGAATGGTCAATAAGTTTGCTCAGGAGTACATGAATGATGCCCGTGATATTTCCGGTGCAGCATTTAAGATAGACCGTATCCAGTACTATACAGGTAATTTTCATTCTGAAGATAGATTTGCGTATATTAAGTCTAATAATGAATATATACCCGTTAATATCTATATGGGAGTCGATATAGCGGCTACAGCAACCAGCACATCTGATTTTCAGGTAATTGTTGTCATGGGCATAGATTCAGAGAAGAACCGCTATGTTATTGAATATTTCCGTGAACGCATACCAACATTCGATCTGCCACAGCATATTATCGATATGGCTAAGAAATACCAGCCGGTTAAGAGGGCAACCATTGAAACAGTTGCAGCACAGGAAATGGTAAGGGATATGGTGGATAGGATGGCTAGGGCTGACAGGAGACTATTGCCCGGAATATTTAAGGGAGTCAAACCCCCGGGAGGCATCAAAAAGCAAGACAGGCTGGAAACATCGTTAGGCCCTATAGTAAATAGCAAGAAACTGTATATCAAGCGAAGTATGACTGAACTTGTTGATGAGTTCTTTGAACATCCGTTTCCAAAGCATGATGATGTAATGGATGCACTGTATTATGCTGATTACTACGCTAAGCCTCCAAAGAGCGACAGAATGGACAAAGAGTCTTTTGATAAGCGTGAAACAATGAGTATTATAAAAAAATACAATTGGTTTACAGGTGCTCGAGTTAATTAAACTTTTTGTAAAAAAAGACTTGACTCATGTTTTATTATTGTTTTATATTACGATGTAGCTATGCCTATACCTCAAGATCCGAGAGCAAAAATAAACGAAGAGCTTTTTAGGCGTTATAAGGATGCTCGGTCTGATTGGGAGATAGATGCTAGGACAGATCTAGACTTTTATTTCGGCAACCATTTCAGTGGAAACGAGATAGATGAACTTGCATCTAGGAACCAAGCAGCTGTACCAATGGATCGTGTTGCTCCTGCAGTTGAGAAACTCAAAGCAATGCTCACATCTAAAGAGCCTGCGTTTACTGTAATACCAAGAGAAGACTCAGATGTCAAAGTATCTAAACTCTGGCGTATCATCATGAGTTATGTCTGGGAGATATCTGATGGGAATATGCAGCTCAAGCAGGCAATACATGATCATTCTACAACAGGCATAGGCTATCTTTATGCCTATATAGATCCTGAAGCTGACTTTGGCAAGGGAGAAGTCAAGTTTACCGCAGTTGATCCTTTTCGTGTATATGTGCCTTCTACAAGCCGTGACAGGTATTTTGGCGATGCTGATAATATCATCCTGTCAACTATACTTACAGGAGACCAGATATTAAACCTTTATCCTGAACTTGGATCACTCCCGGCAACTGATGAGGGCGATGAGGATCGTATTGTACTTGATCAGATCAGTACTTATCTTGATGAGGACTACCCAGATTCCCAGAATCAGAATACTACTAACGTATTTACTCCTGCAGAGGCTAAAGGGCTTGAGTGGGCATCAACTCAACGATATCAGATACTTGAAAGATTTTTTAAAACTAAAGTTCCATATTACCGCATTATAAGCATGACTGATGGTAATGAAGTGGTTATGAATGATGAAGAGTTTCAGGAATTATTAACTAAAAGTCCTGAAGCTTTTGAACGTGGCCTCATGGAATTTGAAGAAGTTACACAGACCCGTATTGGAGTAGTTGCTTCGGTTGGTGAGGTTGTTTTGTACGAGACAGTCCTCAATACTGATTTATATCCAATCGTACCATTACCTAACATATATACCGGAACACCCTATCCAAAATCAGATGTTTCTCGGGTTAAACCGACTCAGCGGTTATTGAATAAACTCTGGTCTTTAGCCTTGTCTCATGCACAGGCTTCTGCGGGTCTGAAATTGCTTGTACCTATGGGCAGTGTGGATAATGTTGAGCAATTGGAGAAAGACTGGGCTAATCCGAATGCTGTTATAGAAGTTGACAGTTCTCAGGGAGAACCGCATTTTCCTGCTCCTGTACCGTTAGCAGCAGAGTATTATAAATTGATACAAACCTGCGAATTTTATATAGATTTTACATTTGGTCTGCCTGAGTTGATGCACGGATTTGCTGAAAAAGCACCTGAAACTGTGCGTGGAACAGAGCGGATGCTGGCTCAGGGTGCTGAAAGACCTAAGTCCAAGTTGCGTGATATTGAACATAGTATCAGGAGATTGGGTCAGGTGTTGTATGGATTAAGTAAAGGCCATTATGTTTTCCAGAAGATGTTCCGTTTATCTCAGGCCAATAACAATATTAATGAAGTAATGGTTAATTATTATGATGATTATTCAGGTGCGGTGATGGATATCGCAAAAGAAAGGTGGCGGATAGATCAGCATGATATAAGCATTGAAACTGGATCAACACTGCCGTCAAGCAAATGGGCAGAGCTTTCTGTATATATGGAAGCGTACCAGATGGGTATTGTTGACAGAATAGAAGTATTAAAACACAATCCTGAAATATTTGATAAGGAAGGTGTAATTACAAGAATGAGCGAGATTGCACAGCTGCAACAGCAGGTTGAGCAATTGAGCCAGCAGAACAAAGATTTGAAGGGTGACCTTCAAACAGCACGCAGGGAGTCTGTATCTGATCGTAAGAAAGTAGAGATTGAGAAATTCAAGACCGAACTCAATAAGATGGATTCAGACGCTAAGGCGAGTGAAAAAGTGCAGGCTAATAAGCTTGCAAATGCAGTGAAGTCCGAAGTCGAGAGATTAAGACCTACCATGGAAGATTTTGCGGAAGGTCTTGGTCAGGCTCAGGAAGAATTTGGAACATTGTAACAAGGAGTAATAATGGAACAAGCCGAAGCCAAATCCATCCCCTTTTCAGAAACTAGCGGACACGATGTTGTTCGTGAAACTGCTGAAGGTGATGGTAGTGAGTATAGGGAATTAACTTATCCGGAAGTTGATGAAGCAATTGTTGAAAATCAGGGGTATGAAGGTATCCCTGAAAGGGAAGTGGAACCTCAAACTTTGCAGGTTGATTGGGAAGATGAAGCTAAGAAATTTCAGTCTATGTATGATAAATCACAGTCTGAAACTGAAAAGCTGAACAACAATTTGAACAATGTGCAGGAGCAGATGAGAAACCTTCAACAGCAAGTTGAAATTAAGAATACGGAAAGTAATCAAGTACCGCTCTCCGAAGAGGAGTTTAATCCTTGGGATGCTTACTACAAACCAGATTCACCAAGTTTTCAGTTTCGTGTAAAACAGGAACATGAAAATGTGAATAGGGTCGTTCAACAGCAACTTGGTCAGTTGAATGAACAAGTTGTTATGAACAATACGGTAAGTGAATTAAAGAATGATCATAGACTCAATGAAAATGAATTGAACGAGTTCATGAAATGGTCGACCAATCCTGTCAGTGAGTTGAGTCTTGGAACTCTTGTCAAAGTCTGGCGAGAGGAAAAAGGCGTTCAAAATGTCAGTAATAATTCACTTGATGCCGTAAAAGCAGCAAGACAGGTTCCTAGAACCGCAGGTGTCTTACAGGGTCAGCAGCCTCCTAAACGATCTGAAACAGATCAGGTTTGGGATGGTATTATGACCTCTGGAGGCAGGTTTGGGAACAAATTACCTTAATACATAATTAAGAGGTTTTATTATGGCAACTAGTGCAGCAGGCTACGTAAGAAGTGGCCTCAAAAGTACAGACGTCGCAACTACCGCAGGAAGCAGTCATGCATCAGTGCATGGAGCAACCCCCGATAATAGACGATTGTACGATTTCAGCGATAGAGTCGCTGAACTAGCTCCAGATGAATCTCCGTTTTTTGTATATCTAAGTAAGGTAGCAAAAGTACCGACAAGCGATCCGGTTTTCCGGTTTCTTGAAAACAGGTCAAAAATTGACTGGACTAACAGATCATTATATGCTGATAGTGGCTTAAGCTCTTTAGCAGCTGGTGTGAGTGGTCAGCTTGATTTTGATGATGGAGCAGGAGATCAGATTGACTGGCTTGTGGTTGGTATGGTTGTTGCAGTTGATGTTGTAGATGGTAAATCCCATGCAGTATTCCGAATTGACAGTGTCAGTGTAGGATCAACAGAAACACGATGCGATGTAACTTGTATGAGCGTTGGTAATGCCAGCGAGACAGGTTATGATGCCGTGATTGATGGTGATCAAGCACAGGTTATCGGTACTGCTTTTGCAGAGGGATCAGGTGCTCCTGATGTATGGGCCAAATCATTGGAAGATGATTTTGGATATACCCAGATCTTCAAAACTGCAGCAGAAATGACAAATACAGCCATTGCTACTAATTACAGAGGATATGCTAATGAATGGCAGAGAATCTGGAACTTAAAACTCCGTGAGCACAAAGTGGATATTGAACGTGCTATGCTGTTTGGTCAGCGTGGTCGGTCAAGTGGTGTTCAAACAACAGAAGGTCTTGTAGGCCACATTATTGTAAATCGGCAGGCTCAGTCTCCCGGATCTATTTCATATAGTTCAGGAGCTCCTTATTTTGCAGCCGCCGCTTCTACATCAATGACCTATGACACATTTTTGTCTGATTTTGAAATACTCTTTGATCCAGCTCGTGGAGGTAGTAATAATAAGTTGGCCCTAGCAGGGCTGCCTGTTATATCATATTTGAACAAAGTTGGAAATAACAGCTTTATTGATGTTTCTCTGGGAGATCCAGATGACACACCTAATCGCTATAATTTCCAAGCAACACAACGTGAAGGTGCATTCGGACACAGCATCATGCAGTTGAACACAGTACATGGTGATCTTTCGATTGCTCGTGAACCGCTGTTCAGGGGTATGAGTGCCGGAATGATGCTTTTGGCAGATATGAAACAGTTAGCTTACCGGCCTTTGGTTGGTAATGGGCAGAATCGTGATACTCACGTAATCACTAATGTACAGCAGGGCGATGAAGACTTGCGGAAAGATATGATCCTCACTGAGGTTGGTCTTGAAGTAACAGTTCCTGAAACTCATATGTTGTATTCATTT